TCAAGCATATTTCAGTTTAGACATCGGCGTGTCGCTAGGCGTATATTTTTGCCTCGTTGACGGGCTGGGCAAGTATGTGGATGACCATAGCAAGGCCAATTGGTATATCTACAGGGCCAGCCGATTTACGACGGACTATGCGCCAAGCATCTGGCGATATTTTGGCTGCACAGTTTGCCATCTGCTGAATTAGAGCTTCTTGGCCACTGTGGACCACTCTAAAGTTACTAAGGGCATCGTGAAAGTCTGAACACGCGGTATAGAAAGCTGCGCCGCTTACGTCTCTAGTTTGTACGCCACTATTTTGCAAACGCTGGGCAATTGAAGCCGTGGTGTATTTATCAAAACAAACCACTCTGGGAAAGTACAAATCGCACCACTTTTTGACGGAGGCGGCTATAGCTAACTCATCTACGGCTATCTGGCTGCTATAAGTCTCCAGTACCGCTATGCCTATCTTTCCACTGGGCAAAAGCTGGCCCATAACCAGGCTGGCATCGCGCCTGCTAGGACTTACATCAAAAGCAAATACAGTAAGGGGTCCAGGTGACATCTTTAGAGTTATGTCGCTCGTATCCTCAACAGCATTATGCGGCCAAGGCGATTGAAGGCTATCAATCCACTGGCAAAGTGATTCCACGCGAAATTGCTCGACAGTCTGCGTGATCATGGCTTCAGCGAGCGCTTCCTCGCTAATTAAGGTACCCAAAGCTGGGTTGGCCATCGCCCAGGCTTTACGGTCATCTATTTTTGCAAATTGCGGTGCGCTATATTCATAAAAGCCAAACGATTCAGGTGGGTTAGACATAGCGCGCTCGCGTAGGCTGTTTAAAGTTTCACTGAAGGCATCACCCGCATTGCTAGCTAGCATGGTCTGGCTATTTACACGTGCGCGAGTTATCGGAGTAGCAGCGGCAAAAGCCACTGGGTCAATTTCACGCATTTCATCGATAAATAAGAAATCCGCACTGGCTCCACGGGCTGAGTCTCTGGTGGCGGCGCGTACATCCAAGCGAGCGCCCGATTTCAAAACTATGGCCTCAGCTCCATTAGCGTATCTAATAGTCTTTAGTTCTTTTTTTAGAATAGGGCTATTTTCTATAGCTTCAGCAACTTCACGAAACGTGGTCAGCGCCATGGCGCGAGCTGACGAAATAATTATGTGGTTACGCTCGCCAAATAAGAATAAGCCGCCCAAGATACGCATACGAGCTAGATGAGTTTTGCCATTCTGTCTGGCACACATGGCCAATATGGTTTTGCGCCTAAACAGCTCTGTTTTCTTATCGTATGTAAGCATGTCATCTAATACCAAGCGTTGCCATGGCAAAAGCGGCAAACCAATTGAATCAGCAAGATCACTTACCTCTTTACCTTTACTAGGGCCTTTCAACCAAGGGCTGTGAAGCCGTGGTTCAGTAACCCCCAGTAAGGGCTTTTTTATTCTGGTTACGTTACTCATAGCTCCTGCTCAGGCTGGCCGATACAGGGCCCTGGCTGGGTCACTATCGCGGTCCTCGGGGAGATGACTCCCTGAAGTACATGGGGGGTAACGCTTCTGGCTAAAAAAAGCCCTTGTGACCGATTTCCTTTAGCTACGTTGCAACGCTTACACGCAGATACAAGGTTGTCATTATCAAGCGGGTCACCCATCTTGCTAATAGGTATAACGTGGTCAACCTGATTTGCTTCACCACCGCAATAGAAGCACGTATAATTATCCCTGTGCAGAATCTGTAAGCGCTTAGACTTATACGCTTTACTCAGTCTAGGGTCACCGCGTTTAGCACTCATCAGTAGTGTCCATGTTTCTTATGATAGGCCAAAGCTCTACATCCATCACCCTTATACCTGTGGTTTAGGTATTTGAGGCCAAGGTCTATCTGCTTATATGGGTCAGTTTCGGTTAGCTTTAGTAACTGTGGTATTCCTCGGGCGCTGCTCTTAGAGTTACGCGCCTTACTATTCCAGCGTGATTCCAAGCGCCATAACGTAACCACACACCTGTACTGCTTATCGTTACCAATTTTTATATGAGTATAGAGCTTATACATTTCAATTTTTATTAGTTCATCATGATCTATGGCATGCGCAGTCGGTGTTGCGCCCGCAATACAAAGCACGCCCACAAGCACCAAACATCGCCTGCGAGCTATCCGCCGTAGCGGCTCGCCAGCGAGTGTTGATGCTAGCGCCTCTGTCAAGTTACTAGGCAGTATGTGGATAACTTTGGCGTGGCTCCTGCGTGTCCTCCACAGGTTTTTGACCCCTGTGCATAACTTATGTGCATAACTAATCATCACCTAACCCTACCTAACTTCAGCTTATGTAAGGCCTCAACGCCTATGTCACCAATAGCAAATAGCATCGTGTGAAAGGCAATTGTTTTAGACTTTTCATTAGGCCGCTCGAATTTCATATCTACAGGGGCAATTACCATGGCACTGCATTCATCCCACATAAGGTTAAACCAGTTGCTTCTAGCACAAGGCATTAGAGCTACGCCGTTGCCGTTATCTATAAACTTGCGTGCCCATGGCTCAGGTTTGCTATACGGTGGGTTCATCCAGACTAGAGCGCCATCCCAGTCTTGGGCTAGTCCATCGTCAGCCTGACTAAACCAACGTTTAGCTGGTATCCAAGGTATGCCGTGAGCTGGAGCGCATACGTCAATATCGAACTCTAAGCCCATCGCATCGAATAGCCATTTCGGAGTGTAATAATCGTTAGTCGTAACTGACTCGCTTACGTGTGTAAACAGGCTCAGCTCGCTCATGATTTACCAGCCCATCCATCGCCTTTGAACTCTACGCCAGGCGCGTGATAAACCTGCCTCATAGCGATACCGCAACACATCGGCATAGTTTCCTCATGAATTGATCGTGCAAGGCTTAGCCGTATATTGCATGCATCGCACGCGTATTCATAGTTAGGCATTGGCTGCCTCCACTAAAGCTACGCCCATAGCGCTACATACCGCGCATTGAAGCACGTGCACGTTAGGCGGCAGGGTGTCGGTTACTACGCGTATGAACTGTTTGGTTATTTTCTTACATAACCTGCACTCATGCTGTATTACTTGCATAATTACTCTTTTCAAAATAGCGCATCTCAAATAAGTCACCCTGATTCACCCAGTAATTACCCTGAGTCTCTACCTTGTATTTAGGTACTTGAATCATCGGTATAGGCATCCAGCCTGCTATCCAGTATTGGGGCATCGTTCCCACTACCAGTACTGCCACATCGTTCGGCCTATCATCTGGAAAGATGATGAGGTGGCCTGATTTATGGCGTGTGTGTTTGACTTCAATATTATCGGCCACATCGGCTACATCTCTAAAGGTATTGAACTTAGGCATAAAGTCCTTGATACCTCGGTAATAAGCCACAACGCATTCAGCCGCCGCGCTATCAGCTTGTACGGCTACAAACTCCATGAAAGTTATGCGATTCTTTTCTACGTGCCAATTGCGCTTATTCGCTTTACCTTCATATTGTTTTTCGTAGGCCATAGCTCTAGTAAAACCTGCTGCCACGCACATCTTTTGTGTTTCATAGTCCAGAGTTATCGGGATCATGTGAGACATTTGCCGCACATCCACAAGATACCTAACGTGCCCGTTTCATCGGTTATCTCACGACCAAATTCAGCTATCTCGTATGACTCGCAGCCATCGCACCAGTGCAGTCTGCCCAGGTTGACGGGTATGCCATTGGTGATGCGTACGGTGTTACCGTTCGGAAATGTCGCCTCTACATATCCCATTAGTTACTCGTATCTTTGACAACTACGCGAAAGGCTAACGGCGTACGGCCATCTTGCAGTCGCACATCCATTTCGGTGACTATGCGAAATAATAAGTCGGTAAGTTGTACCTCAGTGGCTTCCTTTATCATGGTTTCTATAGCTAATTTATTTTCTAGTATTTGGGTCATCGTAGAACCCACTTACCGTTGGCATCGATACTCATCCATTTAGCCTCGCATTGTTGAGCCTTTACCTTGATAGGGCAGAAATAGCCTTGCCATTCCTTCCCAGCTTTAGAAGTACCTTTGTTATGGAGCATGTGCCCGTGTGCGCACGTTGGGCTTTCTGGCATCATTACCGCGCCCAGTGATTCTGTCATTACGGCTACGGCTTCAGCGAATGAAGGTATGCCCGTATCTCGTATTGAGTCATCGCTTTTTACGCTAGGAATCTCACCGTGTTGTGTCTCCCATATTTTATTGTGCTGGTCTGCGCGTACCTGAGCCGCATCTAAACGCTCTACAGCTTCCATATCTTGACGCGTAGGCCGCGTATCACTCGGTGTTAGTAAGCCAATAGCGCGACCAATCGCTGAAGTACTGCACGTTTCGATAAACCAGCGCCCTCCAATTTTCTGCTCTGATCTCATCTCAAACGCATAATCGGTAGAAGCTGGTAGTGCATCCTCGTTATTTCTATAGGCCAAAGCCTTCATAAGAATGTAGCCAGTTTTTAGGTCCATCTCTACTATCTCAACCTCAATGCGACCAGTGGGAAATTCAGCCCTGAAGCGTTTGATACGCGCATTGACATCCTCATAATTATCTAGGAATGTAGCCATTATGCACACTCCTTACACACTCGAAAGTACTGGCCATCGTTATAGACATACTGCGTAAATTCTTTTTCGCATAATGAGCATTTCATTAGAGTTTGCTCCTGTCAGCTATAGCAGCCGATATTGCACGGCCACGCACGTAGCCCTCACTGTGTCCATCTTTGAAACCCTTAGCGTAAGCAAATACAGCCCCTAAACCTGAAGCAATAACGCCGTATAAAACCATCATCCATAAGCTGTAAACAGTCATTAGTTACGCACCCCTTCTAATAAGCAGGAAGCGACTACATAATTAGTGACGATAAGCCAGGAATCACTGCCAGTATCGTAAGTTTCTTGAAATGGAATATCGCGGCTATTGAGGAAATGTTTAGCCATGATCATGCTAGGTACATCCTCAAACCAGTAACCAATCGCCCAGTCGTATCTAATAGCTACGTCAAAGCGCTCTGCCTGCTTTTCCCAATCAATCCCTGACCAGCGCATTGAGGCGCTACTTAGGTTGTCAAAATCTGTTTCTGTTATATTCATCGTTCAGCCCTTACTTTTAGCCCCTAGCCCTTTACTAGGCGTTGGCTACAGTATGAGGCGGCTAAGACCCCTATGGCAAGTGTTTAGCCTGCGTTCGGCGTGTCGTTCGGCTTTTCCTGTGGCGCTTGCTTCGATTTCAGGCCATTAGAAGCTAAGACACCGCCTAAGGACCCCGTAAGGAATACGGTTAGTGTTGTTAGCAAATCAATAAAAGCCCTGTCATTAGGAGCTTGTTGACTAATCGGCTGAGTTACAAATATCAAGGCATAAAGCATGCCCATAACGGATAGGGCAAAGACCACCGCCAAGGTGCAACCAATAAAGACTATGAGCCTTGCGTGTAATTCCTCAGGGCTGAGGCGTTTCGTAGATTTCCTTGGGGATGAGGTCCTTAGAGCAGACTCCCGTAACCTCGCATCTAGGCGGCTGACAGTCTTTATCGGCCCACCGTTTGTAATTTTGGCAGTCATATCGTATCCATCCTTGGTAGCCGCATCCTGATAGGAGCAGCGCAAGTACCGCCACCCCTACCAAGCGATGCATTTATTTAGCGCCTACGCCAAAACTTGAATCTTTAGGGTCAATTCCTTTGAGGATAGGACCCAGTGCCGCAGCTATAAACGCGTTAGCTAGTACCTTAGGGTCAGTAATTCCTGACATCCACAAAGCTCCTAAACAGGCCAGCCCAGCGCGTGCGTATGAAGCGAGCGCTGCCATAATCTGTTCCTTCATTATTATCTCCTTTAGCGCCCTTAGTTGACTTGGCTAAGCACATATAGGGTAGCTGTACCTGCGCTTGTTATTGCATATAACGCTTCATGATCTCCGACATTTACAGAAATTTTATCGCCGTTATCTAACTTATAGCCGTTAGCCGCAGTGACGTCAGCGCCGCCTATGTAGAGCGCGCCACTAGAGCTATGAAGCCATACGGTTTGGTCAAATATATCCTCGGGTACGACTACGGCAGCGGTAGTAGTTACGGTCTTGACTGCTGATTTAGGCATTCTTTAGCTCCAATTTAGTTATTAGAGCCGCCACCTTGACCGCATCTATAGCTATTTCAAAATGCATTTCATCTTTACGGTTCACATAATCGCCGCCCCACTTAAGGCCGTATTTACGAGCTAGCGCCTGAATCATTGGGACTTTGGCTGCGTCGAATGTGCCTGCCTTGCCCAAAGGGTGCTTTGAGGCGTTGAGGTCAAGGGCCGTTCCTGATGAGTGGTTACTTAGTTTGTCAGTGCTCCCCCTTATCATTCTGTAACAAAATCCCCAGTCATCATTTGAGCCATCTATTTCCTCGATGAGCTTATGAAACTCAGCGGCAAAACCAATTAGTAACGGCGCTACCTTTTCAGCGCATGCAAGCTTTACCGTAGTACCTGGCACTGTGTAAGACTTTATGCCAATTTCGCCACGGTCTTTAGATGCTGGCCAGCCGTTGAAACTTGTCTCACTCATTAGTAATGCCTTTATGTATTCCTGTACATACCCATTGACAAGTTGTTTCATCCAAAGTTATTAGATCAGGATGACAATCAGGTTTCGGTGGAATAAAAGCATCGCGTGTTTCATCGTATGTAAATCCAACCCCTGCATAATTTTTTCTTATACGAGCGTTGTAACTTGTCTTAATCCAAGTACCATCAAGATTATCTACTAACCATTGATAGCCTTCATCTGGTTGATTATTATCACCAGTAGTTACACGAATAACTTTGTTATCAGAATCTAATTCTGCCCAGTGACTCATTATTACACCGCCGACATCAAATAACGGACAACGACTACTCCGCTGCCACCAGTAGCTCCAGCACCAGAGGAACCGTTAGAACCACCACCGCCACCACCGCCGCCTGTGTTAGCAGTTCCAGCTACACCAGCAGTTGCAGCGTTACCGCCTTTACCGCCTCCACCAGTTCCACCAGCGCCACCAGTGCCGCCTTGATAAACGCCACCACCGCCGCCTCCTGCTAAATAATAATTTCCACCTGAAAGAACGCCAACACCAGTTGTTGCTCCACCTGAAATTGCACTAAAAGAACCTATACCACCAACACCACCCGCAGTGCTAGATGGAGTACCACCGACTGCGCCTGCTCCGCCACCTGCACCACCGCCGTAGTTTGGTGCTTGATTATTTCCTGCGCTGCCGTTGTAACCTTCAACAGGTGAATAAGAACCTGCGTTACCGCTTCCAGCAGTACCACCAGTAGGAGCAGCACCTCGACCACCACCGCCAGAACCGCCTGAACCACCAGCAGTGTTTCCTTGCATGCCACCAAATCCACCACCTGATGCAGATAGTGAATTAATAGAAGAATTTTGTCCGACGGTGTTTTGTGCACCGCCGCCACCAATGACTACCGAGTAAGCAGCTGGTGCAAAACTTTGTGCAGTCAAAGCGCGGAATCCACCTGCACCGCCACCGCCGCCAACATCTACTGCTTGCGTACCTCGACCACCACCACCGCCACCTGCAACAATAACCAAGTCACATGATATTGAAGCAGTTGTAACAGTCAATGTTCCATTGGCAGTGAAAGTGCGATAATAATATGTTCCATCGTTGCTGACAGTTCCACCAGTTACAACTGGTTTAGGTGGTACTTGTGGCGCTAAAATTGAGCTAACAATATTTAACATTATGCGATTGCTCCAACGACATACCATGTATCAGTTGCAACTTTAATACAGGCAGCGCTCTTATATTGTGCAAGGGTAGGAGCTGCAGCAGTTGCGCCAGCGCTAAGTACGGTAGTAGTACCGCTAGTTACCGCTGAGATTGTGCAAGTACCTGCTCCGATATTTAGCACGGTGATAACTGATCCGACAGGAATAGCCACGGATGCGTTGGTAGGAATTTTAAAGGCTATAGCTGTTGCCTTGTTCATCTGTTGCAAGACTTGGTAACTATCGGCAATTACTGCCGTGTAGTCGGCAGTGGCCGTTGTGTTCAAGGTAAAAGCTGGCAACCCATTCCAAAGCGTACTTGTAACGATGTCACCAGTGACTGCTGGCCATGTTGGCATTATTGCTCCTTAGTAACTAAATACGTTGGTACCCAGTACCCCGTATGCGGTGCCGATTATGAACCCATCAATTATGGGCTCAAGTGTAACAAAAGAAACCTTCCAGTTATTGGGTCTGATATACATCGACACGCCAAATACTTGTAGTGTTTTTGTAATAACTGAAGCCCCTGGCTGGTTAGTCGTAACCGTGACGTTATCAAAAAAATCAAGCCCTAAAGCCGCTTTTATGCCAAGATCATAATTATTTGTATAAAGGTCTAGCTCTAATAAATCGCATCGTATGGTTGTTTCAGCGCGGCTTGCAATATAGGCACGGGCGTAATCTAAAGCAACAGCAGTAGTCTGCATGAGCAAATTCTGCTGATTGTAAGAATGTAAAAAATACTTATCAATACTGGCCTGATTTGTGGCGGTTTGCGTGGCAAGGCCTGTAGCCGTGATGTTGGCTGAATTGAATATCAGAGTATCGTCTAGCTTCCAGATTGCATTGCTATAGGCAATGTCAGTGCCATCGTCATTAAAGATTGTAGGCGTACTAGCTACTGACCCGACAGTAACGCTGCGGTCTTGGAAAACAAAGGAGCCCGACGCATTCACATATACAGAGCCGTATTCGCTCAGGGTGGCGGTTTGCATCGCTGCTAGCGCCGTGCGAGCAGTCCCTGGGTCTGCCTGCAAAGTTGTCAGCCCTGCGTCAACGTCGCGCATGGATGAAGGCCAAGCTATCTGGTCCAAAATTTGATTCACTCTGGTGCCACTAAGGTTTCCAGCGGTTGCACCTGTCACCGTAGAAATCTGCGCATTTTGTGCAAGGCGTAAGGCATCTACTGCCGTGATAGTTGTATAAGCCAGCTCACCCGCGTTGCGCGGCGTTACCGTGTTATAGCCAGTAATGAAGCCGCTAAAGATTGGATAGGTAATACCGTCATAGGTTGCAGTTATTTGCACCTTACGCATTGGAGACAAAAGCAAATAATATGGCCCGCTTGTGTTCTGGGGATTAAAGTCCCCTGACTCATCAACAATTCGCAAACTCAGAGTGCCAGTTTGGAATACATCGCTGGCTGCATTGCGCCCACGGCTTGTGGAAATAGTATCTACTTGATCTGACACATCCACGATAACTGCGGCGCTATCTGCAAATACGTTAGTGCCTAGTATGCCTTGGTCAATGATCATGGCTTGGGCAAAGCTAGGTCCCGTACTAAAATTAATAATTGCGTTTATTACAGGAATTGTCATAATGCAACTAGCCCACCAGTCTTGAATTGTGACCAGCCTCTAGCGTTGATTTCTTGTAATGCCTGCTGGACTACATCAACTACGCCCTGCTCATTAGTGATTGTGCCAGCGCTAACACTTACGTTAGCTACAAACTGATTAGCCATACCTGCTGGCATATATGTACCGCTTATGGCGTTGAACACCTCAGCACTACCGCCTGCAACGTTGACGGGCATATTGGTAGAAGGCATGGAATCAAGTTTTGGGCCTATAAAATCAGGTGCGCTTGGGTCAAAACCGCGTGGCGAAAATGAATAACCTCTAAGCAGTGCCTGAGTGCCGTAAGCAAACTTGTAAAGCTCTGATGCAGCTAAATAAACTGAATCGCCTAAAGTATTTAGAGCCTTAGCCGCAGCCTCGTTCTGCTCCAGTATGGCTATCTTGGCTTTAATACGCGCTTTTTCCTCCTCGGTGGTAGCTGAGGCCAGAGCCGCATAAAGGTTGATGCGCTCAACATCGAATTTAGCGCTGAGTTTATCTAGCTCTGTTTTGGCTTTTATTACCGCCGTATTATCTTTTATTATTTTAGTGTTTTTCTTTATTACTCCACCCATAGCTATAAAGTTTTCAACGGTGTTAGAGCTGCCATATCCTGGCTTAGTTTGTGAAGCAGCGCCCTTAGCGGCTATCTGTCCGAGCGGCCCAAATTTCACCACGTCAGCCAGGGTCCCACTGATCATGCCTAATATGCCAGTCTTACTACCTTTAGTTTTTCCTATTAGCGATAGTCCAACTATGAAATCAGATGTAAATTGCGCAAGTGCTTCCATCTGTTTTGTCGTTTCGCTGATGCCAGTATTGCCTCCCAGATTATTTAGGGCAACTAATAAGCCTTTACCAATAATTTCTTGAGCATCCGCAGCAGCTACGGCGAGTAAGTCCATTTGCCCCGAGTAACCCTTTACCGCTTCTAGAGCTTGGCCCTTGTATGTATCTGTAAGGGTTTGTGTAATTTTATCCATATCGCCACTGGCTAGAGTTGTTTTATCTAACTTTATGCCTAACTTACTAAGGGCCGTAGTCTGCCCCAGGTATCCCTTGGATAACGCAGTGGTTACGGCAGATAAACTCTTGCCCGTACCTGCGGAAACATCAAGTGCAATTCCTAAGGCTTTCTGCGATAGGGCAACATCGCCAGTGGCTGTAAGCAAAGTCTGAAATGCTGGCCTTAAAAAGTCATCAAGTACAGCCGTGGTTTTTTGTAAGTTGGCTATGTAAGTTTCAACGCCAGGCGCGGCAAATGCATTGCCCGTATTCTTTAGCTGTAGCGCAAGTGATCGTGAAGCTTTTTCATCGGCTGCAAATGCTTTCACTGCATTCTTGGCATACATAGTCATGGCCCGAGCGCCTAGAGCTATACCAAATGCACCAGCTAAACTTTTTACACCTTTGTTTAGTTTGCTTAGCTCCGACTCAACTTGCTTGAAACCTTTGGCATCTAACTTAGAGCCAATTAGAATCTCTGGTATAACCATTAGGAGGCCCTCCTTAGAGCGCCAGCGGATGCACGGGCATTGAAGTCTCTGGTGGCCGTATCTATTGCTTTCAGTGCCGCGCCCTCAGCCACCCCACGACTTGCAGCCCAAGCTCTATAAATCAAACGGCCTCGACCTTTAACGCTCGATGTCAGTGGCTCTAAATTATCGATGAACTGTGCGCCAGAGCCTTCCCAGTTAGCACGGCTAACGCCTTTACCTGAGCCGCCTGCTTTAGGTCCTACCCATGGCTGTGGACCAATACGGCCTGCAATTTCATAAATAGCACCTGCGGCTGATTTATTGAATACACGGGCCATAGAGTTAAAACCATTGGCATTTATCTTACTTACCCCTGTGCTAAAACCTATGCCAGCCTTGATAGTCGTTGATTCATAAAAAGGAAACTTAGCCTCACTAAAACTACGAGCGCGCCAGCCGTGCATAATTTCATCGTTATTTAGCACAAAGCCCTTGGCCTTGGTAACCACTGGGCTTAGAGCTTTACGCAATTCCTTTTTTAGAGTTTTATCCAAGTCAGGAGTGAAGCGCCGTAATGCTTTACGCAAATCAGAGTTACCTCTTATTTCGACGTATGGCATTCTTTTGCTCCTTTGCTCTATCGGTTAAAACTTGTAAAACAGCTTTGAACATTCGCTCATCCATAGCCAGCACTTCATCGGGGCTAATCTTTAGCTCAACTGATAACTGAGCTACCAGGTAAGTAAAGCTGCCCCGATTTATGCTTTTGGGTCATCATCATCTAACACCTCAACGGATATTAGAGTTGCAAGGAAATCATCGCCAAATGGCGGTATAACTTCCTGACGCATCAGAGCGTTGTGGGCCAGCCAGTATAAATCACTCTGGCGTTCATGATCTCGAAACTGTTTATGAATTCCTTGACCTGCATATTTTTCAAATGCGTATTCCACTACGGGAGTAATGGACACAGTAATTTCGCCGCTTGCCCTTACAATCTTTAGCCGCGCCATCTGTCTATTCCTTAGAATGTACCAGTGGTTGCATAAGCAACAGTGGATGTACAGGTGAACGTCATACTGGATGTGGCATAATCGGCTGGGCCGCCTGTGCCAACTGGAGTAAGGTTGTTAATCAGAATTGATACGGTGTATAAAGGGTTGGTTGCGCTTACAACTGTAGGTGAACCCTTTACTGGCACAATCAGAGCAGTAACGCTCGTACCGTACGCAGCTTGTAGTGTGGCTTGGACCTTAGCAGCAGCCCAGTCATTCAAGAAATCCACGGCCAGTGTTGAGCTTTCCAGGCCTTTTGAAAATTGATGAGCCTGCGCACCCATCACTGTGGTTTCTACCTCGTCAAATGTTTGCGTTAAAGTGATGCTCGTAATGTAATCACTCAAATCTACGGTGGCAATTTTTAGGCCAACGTTATTATCCAGATAAATTGCCATTTACTTATTCCTCATCTTTCTTTTTAGTGGGTGTAACGTCAGGTGATGCAAGGCCTAATTTCTTTAGAACCTCTAAGTCTGCTTCAGTCGGATACGGCATGTGTTAGCTCCAGTTTGTTAGTACGGATAAGGTCAAAGAAGCCGTAAGCAAACTACCACTGGCGGCTTCTAAAACTGATGGTGCGGTAATGCTACTGACGTTGTAAGTCAGATTAGATGCAAGTAATTTTTGAAATACAGCCACGATTGTGTCCTCGATACCTGCAAGGTTGCCCTGGTTGTCAAACATCGGCACCGTCATGATCACGTTGAAGTTAGCTTTGAAACTTAGATTATGCGAGTTATTACTCGGTTCAATATATGGGTCACTCGGTGCCACCACTACTGAATTGGCCAGAATTGTTTCTGGAGGAAAACTGAAAACACTCCAGACTCCATTATTGGTCAAAGCCGTTGCGATAGTGCTGCGCAGCGTAGTTAGGTCTGTAGCCATCAGCCCACCATTGATGAAGGATTAAGATACGGCGAAATCAGGCCACGCACTTTGCCAATCATGGAATTACCCATGCGATAGGGGCTTGGGCTGAATCCATCCATTGAAACGCCGCCAGTTTGGCTGACTTGCCTGGCTTGCCAGATGTCAACCGCTAAACACATTGCAGCCTCACGTACAGCGCCCGTGGTCGCATAAGTATTAGTTTTAGTATCTGTTCCTACGGCGTTGCCATAAGGTAATACTCGTCTAAAGTTTTGATCACTGGCAGTTTTAGCATATTGAATAAAGCTATACCCCTGCGGATATTGCCAATAATTTAGCTGCATATTGAAAGCTGGCAAAATATTAGCTGTGCCAGTACTCCATGGAAGCGTTGCAGTTATTGTGAATGCACCGTTGAATGTTGAACCAGCCCCAGCGACAGTTACCGCTTGGCCCGTGGTAAAAATACCAGGGCTGGCCAACATCACCGTGGCTACGTTAGATACTAACGCTGTCCCCACCACGGGTACGGAATCAAACCAAAGATAGCTATTGAGTAAGTCCTCAGCAGTCTGACAACATTCCTCAACAGTTGAATCCGAGTACAAAGTCCCGATACCAAGATTGCTACGCAATTCAGCCATGGTCACATACGTTGCTGCCATTTCGGTACTCCTTACTCTAGGTAGGTAGGGCCAAGGGCTAAGGCCCTACCCACTATTAGGGTTATTGCTTATGTGAAATTAAAGCGAACGATGCCCTTTGGCATTTTCGCAATCGTGGCCATGTAACCATAAATGGCCACCTGGACCTGCAAATTACTGACCACATTGACGCTCATATAAGCCTGTGGGCTCTGATATACGGTGAATGCTTCAGGTGCAAGAATAATTGCAGAATCATCAACAGTTGTTGTCGCTGCAAAATTCTTGTCCACATACAGGTCTAACCCGAGCACATTGCCGCGGATACTGCCAGGCTGTGTTAGCCCAGCCGCATTCATCGGTTGTGAAGCTGAATAAATTGGTCTGCCAGTTGTATCTGATGCACCCATAAGTAGTTGCCATTGGCTTCCATTTGCAACGTAGTTATTAGCAAAATAACCTGTAGCTTCATAAACAAGTCGTGATGCTTCAGATGCATACCCGATAATTCCTGCG